CCCCGCCGAAGTCTCCGGTCCATCATGGCGGCGTGGTGGTGATCGAACCGGAGCGCGAAATCGACTGGTCGCGTGCCGCCGAGGCGCACCGCGCGCTCCTGACCAAGTCAGCGCCTGCGAAACCGAAGACCGCCCTGCTCTGCGGGATCTGCAAAGAGCCGCACGAAAGCGTGCGCAAGGCCGAGGCCGCCTGCACCTATTGCCGGGCTGTGGAGAGTGCGCTGTGATGAGCCACAAGGTCATTGCGGGCGATTGCACGGTGATCCTTCGCGAACTCGCCCGAGATGGCGTGCTAGTCGATGGCTGCGTGGCTGATCCGCCGTACCACCTCGCAAGCATTGTGTCGCGTCTCGGCTCATCCGATTCCGCGCCGATCCAGTCGGGTTCGACGGGTGTATATGCTCGGTCGAGCAAAGGCTTCATGGGCCAGACCTGGGACGGCGGCGATGTCGCTTTTCAAGCATCGACATGGCGGCGAGTTTTCGACGTGATGAAGCCTGGAGCACACCTCGTCGCGTTCGCGGCCACCAAGGGCTATCACCGCATGGCCTGCGCGATCGAGGATGCTGGTTTTGAAATTCGCGACATGCTTGCATGGCTGTACGGCACAGGGTTCCCGAAATCTCACAATCTGGACGGCGAATGGGAGGGATGGGGCTCTGCCTTGAAGCCGGCCATCGAGCCCATCGTATTCGCGCAGAAGCCTATCAGCGAGGGCTCGATTGCTGCGAATGTCGCGCGATGGGGCGTTGGCGCGCTCAATATCGATGCCTGTCGCATCGCGTCCGACGATGCCCAAGGTGGAAGCTACACCGTCAAGCGGCTTGCGCCAGGCGCTGACGTAAACCGCACCGGATCGTGGAAGCAGGAAGCGATTTACGAAGGGCAGATGAAGCCTGGCCGCTGGCCTGCCAACGTGATGCACGACGGCAGCCCGGAGGTTTTGGAGGCCTTTGCTGCGTTCGGTGAACGTGGCGCGTTGGCTCCCGTCAACAAACGCAACGCAGATAAATTCCGCAATACCTATGGGGATTTCAAGGGCAACGTCGACGAGAGCGGTTCAACCTTCCGCGGCGATTCTGGCACGGCAGCGCGATTCTTCTACTCGAGCAAGGCAACTCAAGGCGAACGGGTCTTCGAGTGCAAGGAATGCGGCACGCACCAAGTCGGAAAGCCAACCTGCGGACACGACGAAATCCGCACCCATCCTACGGTGAAGCCGCCCGCTCTGATGGAGTGGTTGATCGGGATGATCTGCCCGCCCAGTGGGCTTGTTCTTGATCACTTCGCCGGCACTGGAACCACAGCGGCCGCTGCTCAGAGCCTAGGCATCAGTTCAATTTCCATTGAGGCCGATCCGAACCATGTGCGCGACATCGGCGTACGCTTAGGTATCCCCGTTGACGACTTGCTTTCCGCGACGGTCGAGGCCGCTCCGACGACATGCCACAATCCGCAGGGGGAATTGCTGTGAGCGCTACCACCGACACCCTCCCCCACAATGTCGAGCATGAAGCCTCCCTGCTCGGCTCCATGCTGGTCACGAACGACATCATCGACATGGTCGCCGACCGGCTGGCACCCGCCGATTTCTACGCCAGTATTCATGGCGACATCTTCGAACGCGCCGTGGCGATCTACTCGAAATCGGGCATGGTCAATCCGCCCTCGCTGGTGCCGTACTTCAAGGAAGACGAACGGATCGTCCAGCTTGGCGGCGTTGGCTATCTCGCCCAGCTTACCGGCCAGGTCGACTATATGGCGATGGGCAACTGCGCCGCGCTGGCGAACGAGATCGCCGCGCTGGCACGTCGCCGCCGGATCATCACAGGAATGCGTGAAGCGGCAGAGGCTGCCGGCGATCTTGATCGCGAGGTAAGCGAAGCGGTCGGGCTTGCCGATGCCGCAGTGGAAGAACGTGGGAATGACAGCGTCGTCGAGGCGACCGGCGCAGAATGCTTCGACGAGATGCTGGACGCCTACGGGCGCGAGGAGCGCGGTGTCACCTGCGGGTCTATCCCCTCGCTCGACCATGTCATGGGGCATGCGCTACCCGGCCAGCTCATCATCGTCGGCGCACGCCCCGGCATGGGCAAGACCGCGCTCGCGCTGTCCTACAGCATCGGAGCAGCGCGCAAGGGCCACGGCACGCTGTTCGTCAGCCTTGAGATGCGCAAGCGCGAGCTGGCGCAGCGGATGGCATCGGACCTGTGCTACGACGGCCATGAAATCCCCTATGCCCAGATCCGCGACGGTAGGCTCGACGGCGACCAGAGGCGCAAGGTAGAGCAGGCCCGCGACCTGATGCGCAGCCTTCCCTTCGGTGTGATCGATGCGGGCTCCCTGACCATCGGTCGCCTCGCCGCGATGATCCGCCGCACCAAGCGCCGCATGGCCGCTCAGGGCAGTTCGCTCGATCTTGTGGTGGTCGACTACCTTCAGCTGCTTCGCGCCAACGAGACGCGCGGCAAGAGCCAGTACGAGCAGGTCAGCGAAATCTCCCGCACCCTGAAGGCGATCGCCAAGGAAACCGGGGTCGCGATTATGGCCCTCGCCCAGCTCAGCCGTGAGGTCGAAAAGCGCCCCGACAAGCGCCCCATGCTGTCCGACCTGCGCGACAGCGGCCAGATCGAACAGGACGCCGATCTGGTGCTGTTCCTGTTCCGAGAGGAGTATTATCTGAGCAAGGAAAAGCCCCCGCAGCACAACGAGAAATACACCGACTGGCAGGGTGCCATCGCCGACGCCCGCGGCAAGATCGACTTCATCGTCGCCAAGCGCCGCAACGGCGTCGAAGGCACTGCCACCGGGCGCTTCCATGGCGAGTTTCAGGCGGTGCGCGGATGAGCGGTTTCGCCACCATCCAGCGCGATGCGCGCAAGCACCCCTTGTTCCACGGCGACGCGGATCGCTTCGGGGCGTGGGTCTGGCTGATCCTGGGCGCGGCGTGGAAGCCGACCCCGTTCGACATAGCAGGCAAAACGGTGACCCTCGAACGGGGGCAAATCTGCGTTTCGATCAGGCAGTTGGGGGACGAATGGGGCTGGTCGAAATCGAAGGTCGACCGGTTTTTGACCCGTCTCGAAACCGAGACAATGATCGAACGAAAAGCGGGACAGGGACGATGCATCATAACCATCTGTAATTATGAGAAATATCAGGAACAGCGGGACACCGACCGGGACAGCAGCGGGACACCGACCGGGACAGCAGCGGGACAGCAGCGGGACATAAAAGAACAAGGGAACAAGTTAACAATAGATTCCCCCCTTACCCCCCAGGGGGGGAGGCGAGGGAAATCGAAGATCCCTAAGGACTGGAAAGCTCCCCAAGTCGACGAGCTGACACCGCAGGCGCATGCCTGTGCCAAGCAATGGCCGCAGGGCAAATACGCGATGCACGCCGAGGCATTCCACAACTTCTGGCTCGGTGACGGGCGGATGAAATCCGACTGGGAGCGCACCTGGGCCAACCGCGTGGTGGCGATCCACGATCAGGTGATGCGCTCGGCCAGCTTTGGCACCGGCCCACCGGGCCGCGGCAACTCCCCGTCCTTCCTCGACCACAAGCTAGCCGAAAGAGCGAACCAGTCATGATCCCGAACGCCAAATGTCAGACCTGCGTGTTCCACTCCCCGAGCCGTACCAAGCACGGCATCGGCCAGTGCCGGTCGCATTCGCCGATCCTCGGCATGGGCGACCGGGGGCCGCGAACCCTGTGGCCGATCACCCACGCTGACGACTGGTGCGGCGATCACGCGACCGCCGAGCAGGGAGACGGGACGTGAGCGAGCAGCGTTCCAGAACCAGCCTGACGCCCTACGCCCCGCTGATGCGCGACCCGGACGAAAACGGCGCGCACAAGCTGGCTGCTCGCAAATGGCATGAGGACGGCACGCTGATCGTCAGGCGCGAAAGCCTCGACCGGATGGACTGGCAGGACCGCGACCTGCTGAACGCGATCGGGGCCCGTCTCTACGGGCCGAGGGAGGATTGATGAGCGAACTTCAACGCATCCGGCGGCGGCGTCTGACCCTGCAGCGCGAGACCGCGCGGCTCGCGATCTACGAAGCGCTGGCCGATCTTGCTTTCGACATCCGCCAGGTGGAGCGGCTGCGCTCGGATGAGCGCATCGCCCACATCCGCGATTGCAGCCGGGAAGAGCGAGCCCGGGTCGAGGCGCTGATCGCCCGCGACCGCAGCGACCGGCTGACCGACGCGATGCGCGATATGGCCGAGATCGAAATCGGCGAAGGGCGGTTTCTCAACATCGCCGATGCCGTGGTTGGACCCACCCCTGAATGGCTGACCAAGGGAGATACCGTGCCTTTCACCCCGCCCCTTCCCGAGAATGCCCGGAACGAGGTTGCCAAGCCGCCACGGACGAGCCGCCGGGTTCAGTGCCCGCAAGCCTATCGCCAGCTGCGCGGAGCGGTGATCGATTACGAAGGCTACCGGGCTTGCTGCTGGCTGGACGATCTGAACGAAGCCAGCGGCATGACCGGGGCCTGTGCCACGACCGACTACCAGAAGGAGGTTTTCGCTTCTCCACAGGCTCGCGCACCGTTCACCGACGCGCAGTGCGAGGCGCAGGACATGATGCGGCTGGTGCGCGAGATGATCGTCGCCGCACGCGCCTCCGATGGCCGATACCTGACGTTTCTGGAGCTTGTGGTGATCCGCGATGTGCCGCTGCACCGGGCGACCCGGCAGGCCCGCGCGTTCCACCGCAGGCCGCAGCAGGCGTTCGCCCGCGGGGTCGAAATTCTCGTCGATGTGAAAAATTCGATCGAGGCGGATTGACGATGTTGTCAAAAGCGCATATCGGTCTCGGCAAGTTCAAAGTTGCGCCCGCAGGAGGCGCTTCACCCGCCGGCATCTGCGCTGAGCGGGTTTTTTCGTGCCTGTCGCGGGCGAGGGTCCGATGACCGAGCTTATGTCCAAGGCCCAGTTCGCCCGCCATCGCGGCGTTGGTCGCTCTGCGGTATCGAACTGGATCACGCGAGGCCAGCTTGTGATCGTCGACGGCAAGGTCGATGTCGCCGCGAGTGAGGCGCTGCTGGATGCGTCGGTCGATCCGGGTCGCGGAAGACCGCCGGAGCATGACCCCCAGCCAGGGGGCGGCACTCCGGCAAAGAAAACCGGTTCCGCGTCGTCGAAGCCTGCCGCCGCCACCGCGAAATCAGAGGGCGACGGCGACGCGGATAACCTGCGCGAACTGCGCGCCCAGCAGCTGCGCGAAACCGCGCACGGTGCAGCGCTCAAGAACGCCAAGATGGCGGGCGATCTGGTTCCGGCTACGGCTGCCGGCAATATCGTGGAATCGACCATCTCGGGCTTCCTCGATCGGGCCCAGGCCGACTTGCGCAACCTGGCCGACATGCTGGTGCGCGAGACCGACCCTCGGAAGGGCCGGAAGGCTGCCGACGAATGGCTCGCCAGACTGCGCGAGAACTACGCCGACGAACTGGAGGCACAGCAACAGGAAGGATAGCGGATGTTCGTGGATCAGGAGCGGTTCGGCGAGAGGGCCGGAGCGCTGCTGGAACAGAACATCGAGGCCCTGCGGCAGTCGGCAATCCGCGCGGTACGGCCTCCGCCGAGACTGAAAATCTCGGAATGGGCCGAACAGCATCGGCGTTTTCCGGACGAAGACGCCTACCCCGGGCCTTGGCGCAACGAGACCGCCCCGGAACTGGTCGAGATCATGGACGCGCTGGTTCCCGAAGATCCATGCGAAGAGGTGGTGCTGATCAAGTGCGCCCAGTCGGGCGGGTCCGCATCGGGCGAGAACGCGATCGGGTATTGGGCCGACCTGCACCCCGGACCCGGCCTGTTCGTGCAGGCAACGCAGGGTGCGGCGAAGAACTGGGCGCGCGAGAAGTTCTGGCCGATGGCGAGATCGAGCCCCCGGCTGGATCCGGAGCGCGGCGGGGCGATTCGCGCGCAAGACCGCGACGGCACCGGATCGACCACTACGCTGATCCGGTTCGCCAGCGACAACGGCTACCTGATCCTGTGCGGAGCCAACAGTGCGGCCGATCTGCGGCAACGCACCGTCCGCTACGCGATCGAAGACGACCTCGACCAGTTTCCCGACGACCTCGACAATCAGGGCTCGCCGGAAAGCATGGTGAGCGCGCGCCTCAAGGTGTTCCGCAGCCGGGGGCTGTCCAAGCGGCTCAAGATTTCGACGCCCACGATCAAGGGCGTTAGCAAGATCGGTGCCGCCTACGAGGCGAGCGATGCGCGCCGGTTCTACTTCAAGTGCTGCCACTGCGGCGATAGGTTCGATCCGGTCTGGGAAGATATTATTTGGGATGAGGGCAAGCCCGAGACCGCCCACATGGTTGCGCCCTGCTGCGGCGGCGTGATCGAAGACTGGCGCAAGCGCGAACTGAAGCTTTCCGACGGCTGGCTGTCTCGCGTGATCGATGGGGAGCGCTCCCCCCGCTTCATGGGCGAAGAACAGTTTCAGGAACTGCGCGCACAGATGCCGCTGAGCATCCGGCGCGGCTTCCATCTGGAAGGCATGATTTCGACCTTCCAGTCATGGGTCGACATGGCGGTGAGCTTCGTGGCCGCGCAAGGCGATGAGAACGCGCTGAAGACCTGGACGAACCTTACCCGCGGGGTGGAGTTCGAACTGAAAGGGGGGCGCCCCGACTTCGACCGGCTCAAGGTGCTGCGCGAGCAGGACTGGGGCCGCAGCGAGGTTCCCGCTGGTGTGGTCGCCGTCACTCTGGGTGCCGACGTTCAGGCCGACGGCATCTATCTGGAACTGGTCGGCTGGGGGCAGAACTGGGAAAGCTGGCAGCTCGATGCCCGGTTCCTGCCCGGCGCGACCGACGTTTCGGGCGAAGGTGCCTGGAAGGAACTGGACGCCTACTCGCTAAAGGGCGTGACGTTCCCAGGCGGTCGCGTGGTGCCGATCGACCAGGAATGCGTCGACGCGGGCTATCACACCGATGCAGCGCGGGCCTACTGCGCGGCGCGCAAGAACCGGCTGGCAGTCTTCGGGCGTGCCGGCTGGGATATGGCGATACTGGGACGCGGCGAAGCGATCCGCTACGACCAGCGCGGCAAGCGTGCCGGCAAGGCCGGGGTCGCGCAGGAAGACCGGGCATTTCTGGTCGGCACCTATCCGGCCAAGCTGACCTGGTACGGGTTCCTGCGCGAAAGCATCGTCTGGCATCGCGAACGCGAAGACGGCGACGCCCCCGACCTGAAGCCGAAGGGGCTGGTCCATGTCGGGCGCGATGTGCCCGAAGACTGGTTCGATCAGGTCACCGCCGAGGTGATTGTCGAGGAGAAGCGCGGGCTCGGCAAGAGGCGGGTGTGGAAGGTCTCGCCGGGACGGCAGAACCACTACCTCGACTGCAGGATCTACAATCGGGCGGCAGCGGAAAAGCTGCGGCTCGACATGCTGAGCAACGAAGACTGGGAGCGGCAGCGCGATCACCGGCACGAGCCTGTGACGCAGCAGACCAAGCGCTCCAGCACTACGAAACCCAAGGCGTCGTGGATCGACGGCGGAAAGGACTATCTGTGACCGACTATGCAGCGAAGAAGACCGCGCTGGAAGACGCGCTGCTCTCCGGGGAGCTGACCGTCGAAAGCGATGGCGACCGCGTGACCTATCGCAGCGTCGCCGAGATCCAGCGCGCGATCGACTTCTGCGACCGCCAGATCGCCAATTCGTCCAACACCGCGCTGCGCCCGGCCAGTACGGTCGCCGCCTACTCGACGCGGTAAGCGG